CAGTGCCTGCCGGATTGCATATGATGCAAAGTCACGTTACAGACAGAATAAATAAAAATCATAAAAGGCATATACACGAAAAGCCAATAGATAACAAAATGTTTGAAAACTTAATTGATCTAAATCGCAAGAACAAGCCAGCAAAAAAGACAAAACAAAAAACCAGAAAGAGGGTATCTAAAAATAAGAAAGAAACTAACAAAAAAAAAGGAACTAAAAGGCAAAAATAATAATTACTATTATTATGTATCAGACCATAGATAATAGTAATTTATGTGAAAATTTATGCGAAAATCTATGTATAATATGTTACCATGGAGACATATCAGGAAACGCACTTATAGGTCTTGACGAAATAGAGTATGCTTCAAGACATTGTCAATGTAATGTAAAAGTGCATAGAAAATGTATTATGAGATGGTATATTAAAAATAAGCGATGCATTATGTGCAATACATCACTAACATTACTGGATCACCATCAAAGAACTGAAACTATTGTGCTAAATGTGAGACATAATGTTCCAATGGACAACTGCACACGTATATGGTTAAGTGGATTTGCAGTGACCTTGATCACACTTATGATACTCTATGTTTGCTTTGCTAATAACACTAAAGGTTTTGTTTTATTATCAGATAATAACAAAACAAATGATATGGACAAATACTATACGTTAACTGACTTTTATTAAGCCGCACTCCAGTTATTATAGTTGAATGGAGAGATGTTTATGTCTTTAAGATGCTTACGCATTTTAGAAACCTTTTTGTTAAACTTGATCTCGTCATTTGTTAAAGGATACTGTGGAATATAATCCATTCTTTCTCTCTCTTCTGGCGTGATCTGTCTCTTAGCACCCTTGCAGTTTACACCGAATCTGACATTTGGATTAGCTATGTAACCTCCATTTACACCTGGTCTTCCACAATCATGCTCATGACCAGGAATACTCTGCAGCTTGCTCCATGACGTGTCCTGGGTTGGATACAAGGCCATTTGATCTTTTGACCATCCATAACTGCACCATTCACCTCCCTTCTTATATGCGTCTTGAACGTCTTTCACGCTCGCGAGTTCTGCACCATACGCCTGACATAACGCCTTAGCGTCGCTAAATGTATACTTGTTACCTGGGATATGAAACGTCTGAGTCTGCAGCAGACCTCCATTGTTTCCTTCGCCATCGCTTTCGCCGTCGCTTTCGCCATCATCCACATCTTTTGATGAAGGAACAGCGCGAGGTTCTTTAATCGCAATATCAACCTTTGGTTCAGATGTGAATATGTCCTTCAAAGAGGCTGTGACATTTACCGAGAAAAAGTATTGCAATCCGTTTAATATAAGTAATAATACGAATGCAGCCCATAGGATAATTTCTAATGAATTAGAACTAGAGTCAGAACTGGTAGAACCAGACGATGCAGTACTTCCACTATCTAATGCCCCTAAAGAAGTAAACAACACCCAGTATCCTACTATCACAATAAATATCATGGCTAGAAAGCCTGAGTTTACCACGGAATTATTGAAATAATCATATGCATCAGGTGCTGCATTTATTGCATCAAAATCAACATTTACCATTTATATATATATTATGAAGTTTTTTTCCGATAGAAAAAACTATATGCTTTTTGCGAAATCATGCTATCCAGATTTGAAACCACTGTCACATCTGTATCATTAAAGTGATACCATTTGCCATTAGCATTTTTGACATAAGCTGTATAATGTCCTCCCATGACTCCCCCACTATGATTACATATACCATACAGATCATATGTATATGTATGCTTATTGTAACCCTTAATATACTTATCCAGGTTCATTCCGGTCAGTGGGAAGCTTACAAGTGCATTATTCTTTCTATTGCGATTATCAAAACGCTTCAGGTCAACGACTAGAATATCAGGTAGGTTCCAGAATAATATTTCTCTTGTAGCATCTTCCTTTTCGTTTGTTTTATCATTGAAGAACTGATTATCACCGTCCAGTTTTTCTTTAGTCGTATACAAATCAAAACAATCCATGAGATCAATGTTCCTTTTTCCTGTTGGCAATGGCAGATTAATCAATCCTACAGGCTCAGGATGACTGCTAAGTATCTCTCCTTTTGTGTTTCTAACTATGGATATCTGAATGCCGTAGAATAATTTGATAAACTCTGAATACTCTTTTTCATATATTGTCTTAAACATATTATAGCATTTTATCGCCAGTTCATCTTGCGAATTTTCAGCTTCTCCTCTGATGTTCATGCTTACTTCGCGTTCAAGTGCCTTGTGAAATGCCTCTATTATAAAAAGGAAAAATTCAGGTAGATCGTTTTGTGCGTATCCTGTAAATATATCTCTATCTTTATGATGTGCAACCTTCTGCACTGCTTGGACGAATCCTCCAGGTGAAATTTTACAGTTTTCCTTCCACATCATCTCTCTCAGCTTGTTCCACTCTATTAGTAGAATCGTCTCTGGACACTTGTTTAAGTTTGCTTTGAAGTTATCACTATTCAATAAATCATTGATCTCATATGTATGTGATAAGATCTGCATTGTTGAATTCAAAAAACATGTATTACCCAGATTTCCTAGTCCTGTGAGACCTTTCCCTGAATATTTATCAAAAGCCATTACTTTAAGATATATTTAATATTTAAACATATTTTATAATTATTTAATATGAACAGAGAAACTTTCACTACGCAGCAAATGTATATACTAGATTCTTATATTGAACATATGAGAAATACGCGAGCATTGGTAACTAATGCGTTAAATATGTATAACGAGCAAGAAAGAATGTTTAGGACAATGTTACTATACTCTTTAAATGAAGAGATTGGTAATAACTCTCGTGCTCAGACTAATCAGAATGAACCAATGCCGACTTCAAGAAGGTCAACAACAGCTGAACAGGTGGTTAACATCTTGAACCGGCGATCCCAACCACGCGCAAGAACTGCCACTACAACACGAAGATGGGGTGCTACGGAAAATCGTAATACTAATACTAATAATGATACTAATCCAGTTAATCATTTAAACCCCGGAAGGCATGCGAGAGATTTTGTCCAGTTCTTCACAGCGGAAGATTTACAAGATGTTGTAGTGACTCCGTCCGAGAGAGATGTTAGGATCGCAACAACTACTAGAAGATATGATACACTACATGATCCAATTAACGATGTATGTCCGATTACACAACTTAGGTTTGAACCAAACGACATGGTTACACGCATTGATCACTGTGGTCATATCTTTTCAGCCATTGATCTTACGCGTTGGTTTAGACATAGTGTAAGGTGTCCAGTATGTAGATTTGATATCAGAGAGGCTAACATATCGTCCCGTCACTACAACAGAGCAGTGAACGAAATTATAGAGCGACATCGCAATAGAGAAAACAATGCGACTACAAACAATAATGAAAACATAGAAAACATAGAAAATAACGACAATACAGAAAACGATAACAGGAGTAATGAAGACGATGATACCAATGCGAGAACTAATGAAGACAATGAACCTGAGCTAGATGTTAATACGCTGCGAAATATGACATCTCTCATTCTACAAGATATAAATAATGGAAGTAGGAACGCGACCCCTACTGTAGATGCATCTGGTAACGCTGTTTTTACATACAATCTACTTTCTATTGTAGATCTATCTAATAACCATCATATGACATTTCATAGTTAAGACATTAGTTTAGGGATGATCAATGGAATTATAGGATAATCTAATATTTCTGACCTAAGTTTATAGTATCTCGTTGTCATATATGATCTTTTCCTTTTCATATCCTCCATCATCTTATGAACATCTCTAATAGAAATATTTTCATGAATTTCATCATTTTTCTTAAAATTACTAATCTCTTTCTTTACATCATTAAGCTGTTTCTCTACATTTGTGAATCTCTCATATAACTTAACGAACTTAGGTGGTGCGTCGTTCCGTTTTGCAAATTGTCTCATTTTAGACAATCTAATTCTTTGCTGATGATACCCATAATAATGACGTGGTCCAGGTGTCACTGTAGTGTGATTGACTCCTTTGTCTCCGCAATAAGGACAGTTATTGTGTCCGCTTCTGAACCATGTTATTATACAGTTCGCATGATATGAATGTCCACATTCTAATTTGTATCTTGGATTATTGTCTGCTGGAACCATCTCGTCATGGCAGATCATGCACATATTATCATAATCTGGTGGGGCTAATATGTCCTGATCCAGAACATCTAATGCTTGAGACTGCTCATTCATTTGTGTAAATAGTAAAAAAATTTTTAATATATTTTTACTATTAATTATTACTTCATAAAACTCATTATAGACAGTTGACTATTCTTCACGTTATTGATTTTCTTCAAATACTTCTCAAAGAGTAGCACTTCTACTTCCTTATTGCGTAGATTTGTTTCCTTCTTTTCAGCTTCTTCCTTGCTCATTGTTTTTCTGTAACCTTCTATCGTCTGCTTGAACTTCCTAGCTTTTAGCATTTTACGGTTGAATTCGGGGATCTGCTCAAGGATTAAGGCGAACAGTTGTTGGACAGGCTTCATAATCTGATTTGTAATGTAATGACCATAGTCTATCTTCAATTTGTTCTCTACGATATAGTTAGGTAGCTCTATCTTGTCACCTTGCAAAGCACCTTTTGTATCGTTCTGAACATATATGAATGGAATCCTATCGCCTGGTTTGGGTTTGTTACCTGGATCACGTTTACCAATACGATCAGCCAACACTTTATGTGCAATCTGATTAGGATTTTTATATCCTCCGCGTAGAGACTTTGTGATAATGAGCTTATCGTGAGGTATATTCTCGTCTATCAGATCTTGAAGATATTTGCGTAAATATTCTACGCTTTTGTCTATCCCTTCGTTTTTCATCAAAATGTCTACAATACCACCATAAACATCCTTCACAATATCAGCGTTGTCACGTCGTTTGAGCACTAGTCCCATCTCTTTTCTGTATCCCTTGTTTGGATCTGTTTCAAACAGCATACCAACATACCTTTTTTTTGAGACGAGGAATAGTGGATCAAACGTTTTCTCATATTCAAAATCATGCGGCTTTTTAAGCCAAAAGCTTGCTATTTCACCAGCCTCTTGTGCTAGTTCTATTGTAAGCTCAAGTGCTTTCCTTCCTTTTATAGGTTTTTCATCTAGATCATGAAGATTAAATGTGAAGAATACTGAATCTGTATCGCCATACACATACTCTGCGTATGTCTTTACCCTTCCTTGACTAGTATCACATACACGGTCATGATATACTTCCTCAATCACTCGTTTGCCATACAAGAGCAATTTTCGTCCTGTCGCGGTAGTTGAAGCTGCTACGTCTTTCTCATAGAACGAGCTGGTTTTCGCACCAGTCTGCCCATAGAGTGAATTCGCTGTCATCTTAATACTTAACTGGCGTTTGTCAAGAACGTTTTTCATAAAGTCATCTGTTTGAAGTGGAATCAGTTTTCTTGTTGCCTTACGCTGTGCTAGTAATTCTTCAAGAATTGATGGTAAGATTGCTCGTCCTTCTGGGTA